ATGAACATCGACGAAGACACCTGCGAGTGGCTGGGCTGCACCACGCCGCTTGAAATGTACAAGCACCAATGCGCCCTGCTGGAGGACGAGATCAGCGACCTGCAGCGGCAGCTGGCCAAGGCGCGAGCAAACGTTACCGGCCTCGTTCAGATGAACGACCTATTGATCACAGGGAAGGCCGCAGCCGAGGAACAGCTCGGGTCCATATCCTCACAACTCAGCCTTGCGAACGTGCACAGCTCTGAGCAGAGCAAAGAGATCATGAGCCTGAAAATGATCGCCAGCCAGAACTCACACCTTCGGGTTGAAAACCAGCGGCTTCTCCTGGAACTTGCCGTACTCAGGGGGCCACAGCCCTGACGTAAGCCTGGCAGGCCCGCAGCGCGATCACGGCGTTATCCCCGTCGTCGGTGATGGCGATAATTCTTTGAGCATGCGCTGGGTCAAGTTGGGCTCGACGGGTTGCATGAACCACGCCGGCGCCGCCGGGGGCGGTAGGCACGTTGCAGGTACTGGCTGGATCCTCGGCAAGGAGGACTGACAGCCGGACATCAGCAGTAGCAAGCTGGTCACGTAGGCGAGCCTGGTTGCGCTGAGCATCGGATAATTCCTTGGTGTGTTGTTGGTCGGAGGTGGCCAGGGCCTGTTCGGTAGCCAGGCGTTTGTCCTGCTCGGTGCGGACCTGGTCGGCGGCGGCATTGCCGATCGCCGCCAGGTCATCCTTGTGCAGGCCGGCCTGCTCGGCGAGGTGCTTGCCCATCCGCCAGTCCTGCACCGTCCACGCGCCACCAAAGCCGATGGCCAGAGCCAGCAGGATCGCGGCCAGGATCTGGCCCGGAGTCATCACGGCACATCCTTGAAGAAGATGTGGTGACCGAGGCGCAGAGTCTCCTTGGCACCTGACGCCCAGGCCGGGGCCTTAGGCATAGTCGTGGCGTAGTAATGCGTGGCGCCGCCAGTTGGATCGGTCGCCGCGCCTGACATCACCTGGTCGGCTGCGCGCTGAGCCTGGGCGAACTGGGCGGCCGGGATCGGCTTGGCGCCGCTCAGGTATACGTAGTTGGGGTCGTTCTGGTTCCAGCAGCTGAACTGCCATGGCTTCTGGCAGACACCCGCGTAGCCCTCCCCCCACCAGGACTTGGCCTTGCCGTCGAACACGCGATTGCGGATCGTCCAGGCAACGGCGATCTGCCCAGCCAAGCCTTCGCCGCGGGCCTCACCCCAGAGCGTACGGGCCAGCACGTCACGGTCTTTTTCGGTTACGTTCATACTTTCTCCAGGCAATAAAAAACCCGCTCATGGCGGGTGTCGGTGTTCGGCTGCGGATCAGCTTGGCGCGACTGGGCGCTTGCTGCTGTCGGGGAAGTCAGGGTTTGTATCGGTCCATTTGCGCAAGGCGAGCCAAAATTTCTTCCACTCCTGCGCAGTACCCGGTATTCCTTCTTCGCCGAATTCAATAGCGGTGACGTTATTAAGGGCAATGGGCATTTGCTCTGTTCGCCACTCATTTTCAGATTCTGCAACCTGTTGCGGGTCTGGAGGTGGATTTAAATGGAGTTCAATATCCGCTTCCGACATCTCAACCATTGTTTGGGTTATTGAATCATCTTGAGAGCCGTCTTCGTTGAACGCCCATACCGAGCCATCTTCGTCTCTAAAATACTTCATTGCCATGCGAGTAATTCCACTTGGGTGGTGTAACTGTTTGAGGCGATACCTAACGCTAGACCGGCAGTCGACCCTATGATTAATCCGCCATTAAGCACGCTGACTGTGAATGATGACGCGGTAATATTGGCTATTTGAAAGCCATAGTTTGCGGCGCCGCTGCCCCCGTATGAGGCGCCGTGAGATGGCACTTTAAATACGGTGCCAATCGGCCACCCTCCGACCGCCGCCGTGAGAGTTACTTGAACTGACGCGATAAGTGGAACGACTCCCAACGAGTGAGAAAAGCTAGTTGGCGTGCTAGATATAGCGATGCTCGCAGACTGCCAGCGCTTTACTTTTATTGCATCCAGCGCCGACTGCAAGTCAGTCTGCGCCGACAGCGTGCCGCCAATTGCCCCCCATGCACTAGAAGGTGGGGCCTTATATGTTCCGTCCCCCGCCAAAAACTTTGCCTGGTCACCGGCGGCGGGGGCTGGAACAAGTCCTTTCACGCCAGCGACAGATGCTGTTGCGCCAACCATATTCGGAACGCCCGTTGCCGAACCGGTGCCCCCTTGACTGATGTCGAGAACCGTCTTGCCTGTTGGGTAAACGACGATGTAGTCATCCGGCAGGACAACCCCACTGCTCATCCTGCGATAAGCAATGTTGGTAGAGGTCCGGTCGAAGATCAGCATTTGCCAGTGTTTTGAACTGGCAAAGTTCCCCCACTGCGAAACAATGCCCGTGGATCCAGCATCAAATCGAACAGTGGTACTGCCCAGCCTGAAAGGAATGTTTGCCGTGCCGGCGGCGTCACTAATGTCAAACTTCTGACTGATAGATACAGCGTTTATATCTGCCACAGTCTGCTTTGACACTGCCCAGCCACCCAGATTGGCTTGGCCTTGAGCTTTACCAAACGCTGTCAGGATCGTATCCGCAGCAACAATCGGCGCGGTATTGGAGGCACTGAACCCCGTAAGCGGTGTGGACAGCGGTATCGATGCTGAAGCCGCCGCCTGATCCGCATACGTCTTAGCATTTGTCTCGGATGTCTTCGCGGCGTTCTGGCTTACCAGTGCGGCAGCGGCACGGCTGGTGGCATTGGCTGAAGATGCAGAGGCCTCTGACGCTTTAGTTGTCGCCGTGCCAGCGGAAGCTGTAGCGGAATCCGCCGACGCTTTGGCCTGATTGACCTGGGCTGACATATCAGTGGCTGTGCCGGCGATTGTCTTGGTGGCGGCGTTCAGCTGGTCAGCCGACTCCTTGACGTAGCCCTGCATCGGAGCGAGCGAGTAACTGCCAGCGGCCAGGGTCGGGCCCTGGTAATCTGGAGAAATCGACAGCGCAGTGTCACTGGCGGCGTTGGTGACCTCATACCATCTTCCATCAGGCCCACGAAAAGCATCACCCACCCGGGCATTTTTGATGAAGGATGTTCCAGTTCCGATAACAGCATTACTTCCAGCTGTTACAGAAACTGTTCCTGTTTTATACCAGGCCATTTAATTCCCCTATGAAATAGGCTTCGCGAAAACTACGGGCGTATACAAAGTGTTTTGGATGTCTACGCCAATAACCTGCATCACCAGCCTATCGTTTGCGTAATCCCAAACCGCGTACATATTCCCCTGTCGGGTTGTTCCGCCGGCAACATCCATTGCAATATTATTCAAAAGCATGTAATCCCCGGTATTTAGCGGCGAATATGCTGTCCAACTTAATCTGTAAACACCCTGCCCCGTCTGCTCAGCCCCCAGATAGCTCCAGCCGGTAATGGTCCTGGTAAACTGCGCGGCGGGAGTGCCACTATCAAATAGCAGCTTTGATGATCCATCCCAAACCCGAAATCCATAACTCGCTGTTGGATTAGACTTGAATGCCGCCGCGAACCAACTACCAGACGTTCCTGAACCAGCAATACCGCTAAAGGAAAAACCTGTCCAGTTACCGGAGCTGCCCGTGATCACGCAAAAGCACAACGTGTTCGACTGATTAAGCCTGACGAACACAAGCGGAGGCTCTTCAGAGGTTATGGTGCTTGCAAATGGCACAAACACGCCAGAGCCGTTACCGTTCCATACTCCCCGATCTAGAACCACCAGCCTTGAGAACTCCGAATCAATAATTACAACATCATTATTATTAGAGAACTGAACCCCGTAGGACATTACCTGTACCTCATAACTAACAGTCTTTGAGGGCTAAGTCCGATCGGCCCGGAAGAAGTCGCAGGATTCCCAAAGAAAACGGTTACACCACCAACAGAAACTATTGGAGTGTATTGAATTGCATAGTTGCTTTGAGCGGACGTGTCATAAGCCGCGATTGGTATGCAGACGGCTGAATGTGTAGCGGGATCAACTCCGGGAATCGATATAAATCTGGAACGCCCAGGAGCCGGGACACCTGCTTGAACTATTGCCGAGTAAATAATCCTAACAGTGAATGAGTTCTCATCCAGCTCAAGGAGGCCGGTCGGCCCCCACACCCTTACCCCGTAGCTCATGCGGAAAGTTCTCCCCACTGGTAGCGCTTGGTTCCGTTCTCGTCGAAGACCTTGCCGCCGAAGTTATTGATAACCTGCCGCGCCTGGCCGCCGAAAGCACTGTTGATTTCAAAGGTCCCGTCGAAGAACAGCTTCCAGCCGGAAACGCCCGCCACGTAGTTGTTGGACGCAATGTAGTTGCCGATCTTGGCGTTGGTGATCGCGCCGTCCTGGATGAACGCCGAGCGCATGAAGACCTGGCCGTTCTGCACCGTGAACGGCGTGAACACCTGCCCCCCCGCTAACGTGGTGACGATAGAGAAACGATCAGCACTCACCAGGAACTGGCTTTGCAACTGACCATCTACGTTCTCGATACCAAGCCCGATGCCCGCTGCCACGTACTGCCCGTTCGCATTCAGCTGCATCTTCACCGACCACATGGTGGAGAGCTTGCCATCGGTGTCGACCTGGGCGCGGCTTACCGTCTGGATGTCAGCCGAGTTGCCGTCGATCTTGACGCCGATTTGCTGGATGGCTTGGGCCGTCGCTTGCCGGTCCGTGGCCACCACGCTTTCCAGTTCCGTCACGGTGCCGGCGACGTCGCCCACAGATGCAGTGAGTTCCGCCTGCCGCTGCACCATGGCCGAGTTCTGCGAGGCGCGCGTCTTCACCTCCTCCGCGAAACTCGCTGCGGCGTTGTAGCCCTGGAGTGCACCCGCCAGGTCACCCTCGCCAGTGTCATCCCGATAGGCCGATTGCAAGGATTGAAGGCTCGACGCCTGGGCCGTGACCACACCATCCAACTCGGTGATGCTGGTGGTGTTGATCTCCACCTGGCGCGCGAGCCCATTGGCTGTGACAAGCACCTGACCGACGTCCACCCAGTAGGCAGCGTTCGGCGGCGCGGTGTTTACCGGTACCGGGCCGGTAGCCTGGTAGATCCTCTTGCCCACCACCACCAGGTCGCCCTCGATGTAGGTTTGCTCAGGGTCGTAGGCCGACAGCCCGTCGAGCGCGTCAATCTGAGCCTGCAGCCCTGGAATCTTGTCGATCTCGTCGATGATCTCCTGGCCAAGCTCTGAGCGTCCGACCTGGCCGGCGATCAACTCCAGCACCGGCGCCCCATCAGCGCTGGCCTGCCCCATCACGCCGTTGCCGACCGGATAGAACGGGCCGACATTGCCGGTGCGGTCCACCAGGCGCGCCCAGAAGAAGAACTGCGCGCCAGCCTGGAGCGCCTGCATGCTGTAATTCGCCTGAGGGTGCGCCAGGTCGGCCAGCTTGGTCGCCGCCGATAAGTCATTGGCCTGGCCATACCACAGCTCGGTGCGCTGGGTGTCCTCGGCGCCAGCAGGGAAGCCCCACTTGATGCCGATGCCGAACAGCTCACTGGTGGTGGTCAGGAACGATACCGCCGGCGGAAGGCCGACCTTCCCTTCCAGGTTGGTCAGGTTGGAGCTCTTCCAGATCGACGAGATTTCGAAGGCGCTCACCGACCGAACCCGGGCCAGGTAGGCGCCCGAGTAAATGCCGGTGACATCCACGCTTGTCGCGCCCGTGCGCTGCAGCTTGATCCAGTTGCCGCTGTCTTTGCGCCACTCCACGTCATACGCGACCGCGCCAGCCACCGCGGGCCACGAGATATTCATGGTGCTGATGGCGATGCCCTGATTCACGGCGTAGCTTGATGTCAGGGTGACGCTGGCCGGCGCCGGAACAACGGTAATCGGCACAACACTGATTGGCCGCTCTTCCAGCCGGGCGCCGGTGTCGATGTGATCGAACTTGCTCGGGTCGTACTGCACCGCCGAGATTTCAAACACGCCAGGCTCCGGCCGTGCCACGCTGACCACGCGATAAAGCGGGATGGCTAGGTCGTCAGCATCCACCGCCCACACCAGTTCGCGCTCAGGCGCAACAGAGTAAGCCACGGTTACGGTGACCTGCCGACCGCTGACCAGTTGCACGGTGCGGCCCTCGCACTTGCCATCTGGCAGGTTGAGGATCAGCCGGTCACCGGGTTTGGCCTGGGTGTCGCGGTCCAGGGTGATGACCTTGCCGTTCACCGCCGTGATGCGCCCGCCCACGGGCCGACCGGCCAGCAGTTCGTCGGCGATCGGGATTACGTAGCCAGGCAACGGAATACGCCCGTCCAACCCAACCTTGAAGGTAACGGCCCGGTCCTTGGAGTTCGTGAGCAGCGCCCACTTGCCCCGGCGCTGGGCTTCGGATTCACGGGTGCAGCCGATGGCGCTGATCTCCAGCGGGTTATCGCCGTAGCGCCGCTGCAGCTTCGGATCGGTCACCGGGGTGACATCGGTGTCGTAGTTGTTCAGCGGGTTGTCGTAGCTGATCAGCGCCCGGGTGTAGCGGGTGCGCTCCGATGCGCTGGAGTAGGTGAACTTGCCGTCAATGACGTTCGCCCGGGTGTAGGCGAAGTCGAAGTCGGTAGCACGCGGCATATCCGCGAGTGTGAACACCTGGCCCTGTGCCCAGTAGGTCATGCCCCGGTAGATCGTCGAGATGTCACGCAGCAGAGACCAGGCGTCAGCCTTGCTCTGAAGGTTCAGGTTGCAGATGAAGCGCGGCTCCTGACCACCCTTCCCGTTCGGCACCAGTTGGTCGCAATACTGCGAGATGCGGTACAGCTCCCACTTGTCCACCATCCACGGCTTAATGCGCCGACCCAAGCCGAACCGGTCGTTCGTGGTGATCCCGTAAGTGTGCCAAACAGGGTTGTCGGTCCAGGCCTCTTTGAACGTTCCGTCCCAGACGCCCGTGTAGGTGCGCGACCTGGTGTCGTAGTTGCTCGGAACCTGCCATTTACGCCCATCGCATTCGATGGTCACAGCAGGGATGCTTCGGAACTGCTCGGCAGAAAACTCGATGTAAAGCAGCGCGGTGTTCGGGTATCTAATCTTCGCGTCGATCACCTCAGTGAAGCCGGCAATCTGCATGGTGTCGGAAATTTTGTTGTTGTTCTGGTTGGCCGTCAGTCGAGTGATGCGCAGCAGCCACCCGGTTGTCGCGCGCGGCAGATTGATGCGGCGGGTCCGCTCGTACAGGCTGGTGGTCTTGCCGGACACGGCCTCGTTCAAAACCTCCTGATACGTGCCCCCATCCGTTGCCAGCTCGACCTTGTACCCGATCGTGTAACCGTTGATGTTGCCGCCGGAGTCGACCGATTGGAGCGCAGGCCAAGCAAAGCGCACACGGACGGCCGAGAGCTGGGTATTGGTGATCGCTCGAACCCACGGCGTGCCGCTGCGCAGCTCGGTGCTGATGGTTGTTTCGTTCTCGACCGATGGGATGCCCTGGATATAGGGCTGGTCCACTGCTCCGCTGCGCCACTCCCACTTCACGTTCGGGAAGTTCATGTTCCCCTGCGGGTCTTGCAGCGGCGTGTTGTCGAGAAAGATGTCCTTGGCGGTAGGAGCACCCTCAAACTCACCCTCACCCACAGCAATAAGCATTTTCGCAATGGCGACGGAGCGCAGGCTGTCTGGTGCCTCGGTTGGGGTTTTAGGCTTCTCGGAACCGCCCTTGGCGCCATAAACATCGATCTTGCGTGCTGCGCCCATGCTTTTCTCCAGGCATAAAAAAACCGCCTCTTGGGCGGCTTCAGTTTTTCGGCTGTTGGCTACATCTGGTCTTCGGCGTAAATAGCGGCACTGATGATCGCGCCACCCCAGCGCCGGCGGCCGGCACATAGCGAGACAGGATTGCCGGAGGCCGTGGTGTTCTTTGCGCTGCCAAAGGCGTAGCCGGGCGTGTTCTCGGGGGCCGCGCTGGTCTTGAGGCCGCCGGCCTGCGGGCTGAGCATCTGGATAACACCGCCCAGCACCATCGACCCACCCATCATGATCAAAGCTGAACCGAAGGGTGCGCCGGCGCCGAAGGTGCCACCGGTAATGACAAGGCCGACAACAATCAGCACGGCGCCAATGATGGTCTGCAGCGCCCCGCCGCGCTTACTGCCGGTGACGATCGGGGCAATTCGAATATCGCCGCCACCCGCAAAACCGAGCTCCTTTTCTGCTAGGTTCGTCTTTCCGCGAAAAACGGCGAACTCGATCCCTTTGGATTTTGCGTTGGATAGGAAGCGCTCAAAGCCTGGAATTTGAACGCACAGAGCTTTCACCGCCTCGGCCGGAGACCTCACAGCCATTCGGAATGAGCGGCCAAACTGCCGAAGCTGACCGTAAAGTAGGATCGTGGTCATGGGCTGATAATTGATGGCTAGTGCCGCCATGTGCTTTTCTCCGGACAGTAAAAAGGCCCGCCGAGGCGAGCCTTGATTGAAAGTGGTTACTGCTACAGGCAGCCCTGCAGTGCGCCCAGTCTTTTGTTGGCAATCCAGTTGCCAACCACTACGTAATACTTTGCCTCAGATCCGGCGCCCTTTGGCTGTATATCAACAAAGTACTGCGAGCCCTCTGTGAATACCGTGTATCCGGAGTCTCTGCCCGGCTGAAGAGTTGCACCAGGTGTGCCGCCGAAGATCGACTGGTTCTGCCATTCGTACTGAACGCATTTCGCCAGTGCCGCGTCAGATTTCTTCGAGGTCAACACTTTGTAGGGTCCCGCCTGGCGAGCCTCGTTCATCGTTGGCGCCATGCACCCCGCCAGCATCGCCACCGCTACCGCCGCTATCAAAATCCGCATGCTGTACTCCTATTTACTCGATTACTGGCCGACACCCGCCTGATTAACAGTTCGGTTGAAGTCTAGAAGTGCCTGCCATGCATTCGGTTGGCATCCGAACATATTGTCGCACCAGAGCTTTGCGCCGATCTTGTACTTTCCAGACCCAAGAGCATCCTTTGAAACCTGTGCGGCCAGAGCAGGACTGTTTGGTATGGGATTGTAGGTGTCGAAATAATCAGCCCCATAGGTCTGAATCTTTGTGCCGGCATGACTCAAAACCCAGCTACGCGCTGCCGACCACATAACCTGGCACTGATTTTCGCTTGTACACACTGGCGTTGTTCGCTGGGCCTCCGATCGCCAAGCGTCAACCTCTTGCGTGTTAGCGCAGCCAGCCAAAAAAGCGAAACCCATCAAAACAGCTACCGTGCGCACCATCTTTCAACTCCTGTGATTTGTAGCGCACTCTAGCACTGCGCCATCACAAGATCGAACCGACCGGAAAACTCCTTAAAAGAATCCTGTCCGGGCATCCAGCGTGGATGGAATGCCAGTAACTGGGCAGAGGTTCGGCGTAGTAGCGTTATGCTTTCATGGACATTGAGAGTCAAGGAGCTGCATGAATTCTTCGAATAGAGAAAAGTCGGACGCAATTAAAGAGCAGTACGATATTTTGAGCGAGGCGGACGATGCCGAGCTCCGTCAGTCAGCGAGAGACGTCATAGATGAAGTTACGACCGGCACCCTCATGGCAGCACAGAGCGTCAGCGTAACGCTTATCCCTCTCGAGGTTCAAAAGGCTGATCGACAAGTATTGCCAGATATCGATTTCAAGAAAATGGACGCAGTCATAGGCAATATAAAGAGCGACGACGACCCGTTGCTCTCCGGGGCAGCTGGCGCTTGGCGCCTTGTTACTGACCAGCCTGAAGGCCTGAATTAAGGATTCCCCAGTCCTTCGCCTGCAAGCCCAAGGACTGGGGTTGCGCCAATATCGGCGCGTTTATGACCTGGAGGTCAACTGTGACTGATATGAAAACCCTTGATCAACGTGTTGCTCACATTGAGCGTGTGCTTCCCACATTGAGCACTTTCAATCTTAATGTGCTCGCAACCATTGGCAGGCACGTGAAAGAAAGCAGCCCAGAAACCAGTGCTTCGCTACTTAAGGATCTTGAGGGACTGAAGACGGTGAAGTACGAAGGTCTAGAAACTGAGTTGATTCACAGTCACATCGAAGCCCTTATTAAGATGATTTTTGCAACCCAAAACCGCTGACGTAGAAACGCCCATTCTTCTCACTAAGAATGGGCACCCATTTTTTAAGAATTTCGCAGGGTTCTGCTTCGGTACGACCGTTGCGCTGTTGGGCTTGAAGTTTTCCCGCATATTCTTTCATAAGATTCCCACTATTCCTGAGCGTTATAGTTAGTTTTTGGCGTTTCTGTGCCTGAGGATCAAGCGTGTTCGGTCATGCCAGGGGCCGCCGTAGACGATGATCTCGGACGGCCTGCCGTACAGGTGGTGCAGCAGGAACGGGCCAGGGCCGAACGCGCCCGACTCTTCGCCAAGTAGCGCCGGATCAGTGCCCAGGTAGATCCCGGCATGGTTCGGGTGAACTGTCCGCCCGACGTGCATGACGATCATGTCACCACGCTGTGGGTTGTTCACCCGCTCAAAGCCCGCCGCATCGTAGTGCTGCTCGTACAGGCTGGCGTTCTCTGCGCGCTCCCACCAACCATCGGTGCGCTGGAAGGCTTCGAACTCCAGGCCCCACTCGCGTTGGTACCAATCAGCGCAGACCTGCCAGCAATCCCAGGCCCCATGCACAAACGGGCGCTTGAGCAGCGGCGTGCTGCCCGTGGGCGTGATCGTGCGCATGTCGCCCTCCGGCCACGACAAAATATGCCAGGGTAGGGCCGTGGCCTCGCACATGGCCAGGTCATGAGGTGACGGCCTGCTGGTGGCGTCTGGGTGTGAGTGAACGATGCCGATCACCTCGCCCAAGTCTTCCGCCGCGGCGTAGTCCTCAGGATCGAGCCGGAACTCTTCGCTCGGCTCCGTGGCAATGTTCCGGCACGGGAAATACTTCTGCTTGCGACCGATGGCCAGCAGCAGGCCGCAACACTCTTTCGGATACTGGGCCGCCGCGTGCGCCTGGATCGAAGCCATGATGTGCTTGCGCATGGTCAG